AGAAGGGTTGGCACGATTTATGCTATTGCAATTGATATGCCAATGGCATAACGCAGCATGCCAAAAACTTGGCACGCTTCTTGCAAATGCAAGAGGGGTGCCAGGGGGCTTTTTGGACTTTGGCACGCGGTTTGCAGCTCCCTCCCACACAAAATTTTCAAAATTTCACCAAATAGCAATGACACACACACCGATATTGGCATAGAATATGTTTATGTAGATGGGACTGGGGCGCTCGCGCGCCCGTGCGGGCGCGGCCGGCTAAGTGCGCGTTAGTGCAGGCTAAAAAAGGGCTTGACAAACCCGTGGCGGGGTGCTATCCTCTCGGCAGAGGGAGGGGTCTACCCGAGAATGGCACAGGGATTCGAGAATGGCACTAGCGCTGGCGCCCAGCTAACGTTGTCTGATATTAAAAAGATCCAAGCGCTGATGACGGAATCATCGCTGGAGCCGATGTTTGGCATAGCAGCCGCGGCGGAGATGATCCCGTTTCCGAGTGTGCGCGCCTTGTACATTTGGCTCGGGCGTCACAAAGCGGAGTTCCCGCCGCGCTACCGCGCACGCGGATCGTTTCGCGGGCGGCATCGTATGCTACTGTTGAGCGAAGTTGAGCGCATTCGTGCCATGACCATTCGCACAGGCGTTTGCACACGCGCGGGCAGCGCTCTCGCTCGTATCGTTCGTATGGCGGCTAATGGCTAGGGCACGCTACGAAACTGCAGCGTTCAACGTCGACACCATTCGACGGCAGATGTGGGAGGGCGTCATCGTGCCTCCGGCACTGCTGCAACGCGCGGTCAACAAACTTAGCGAGAAGCTGGATGCCAAAGAAACCAAGCTAGTGACGCTCAATGGGCGCATCACAGATAGCGTTGATCTCGAAGCGCATGGCATTCAGTTGGACGCGGCCGACAAAATCCTGAAAATCGCCGATGGCTACGCTAGGGGCGACGCCCAGCCGCCCGCAGCGGCGGTACGCCTGCGCGTTGATCCCAACACTGGGTTGTTCGAAATCATCATCGGTGGCGGTAGTGATGCTGATGCTCTGGCCAACGGCGATGTGTCGCATGCGACGCACGCGCAGCTTGCGGCTCCTGCTGAACAATTGGCATTGTCACTCCCTATGGGAGATGTAAGCCAAGTAGAGGCGGAGCCGCAAGTTGTAAAAATCCCACGAGGCAAGTTACCAAAGGAAGTCTGGGACGCATTGTACGGCGAAAATGGCGACAAGTAGCCAAGTTCACTTCGCGATGCGTAGCTACCAGCTAGCCGCGTTAAATGCTAGGCTAGCTGGTAAAACCCGATTTGTATCATTGTTACATAGACGCGCTGGTAAAGATCGTGGCTGGCTTGGCATCACACTCACGGAGATGTTACGCCGCACGGGCGTTTATTTCCATGTGTTTCCCTCATTAAAGCAGGGCCGCCGCGACCTCTGGGACAACATCATCCAAACCCGCACCGATGGCATAGAGCGCTCTACGCCCATGATCTCTATGTTTCCCAAACACTTGATTGATCGTAAGCTTGAAGACATCATGCAAATCAAGCTTAAGGGCAACGGTAGCATCTATCAAGTGATGGGTTGCGACACTGAAGAAGCAGTGGAATCGCTACGTGGTCCTAACCCGGTGGGCATTATCTTCTCAGAATACGCTCACATGGAATATGGCAAACGGGCGTGGGACACGCTATCACCAGTGTTAGCCGAGAACAATGGCTGGGCCGCATTTGTCTACACGCCCAATGGCAAGAACCATGGTTGGGATTTGTGGCAGATGGCCGAGCGCAACGCCGCCCGCCCAAACAGTGAATGGTTTGTCCAACGATTGACAGTGGACGACACCCGCCGCGATGCGGTTGGCGAAGATGGCTCCCCCGTCATCACAACTGAAAGGATAGTCGCGGAGCGCACCGAAGGCAAACGCGAGGAGTTCATTCAACAAGAATATTTCTGTAGCTTCGAAGGCTACCTGCATGGCTCCATCTATGGGGATCTTGTCACTGCCGCCCGCGCCGAAGGGCGTATCGGCGCATTCCCATACATTCCCACCTTGCCGGTGGGCGTGTGTATGGACCTTGGCAAAGCCGATGCCACGGCGGCATGGTTCTACCAAATCTACGACCGCAAGATTGTGTTCATTGACTACCATGAAGAAACCCAACGCGACCTACGTTGGTGGGTCCATCTGATGCGTGAGCGTAAGCCTTACGTCTATGGTCGGATTGTGCTACCGTGGGATGGCGGGCGGGGCGCTGAGGATTTCTTCTCCACAGTTGGGTTTCGCAATGTGCAGGTGTGTGAACGTGGGGTGGTGCAAGCGGAGATCGACGCCGTGCGGCGCGCCTTCAGCACCTTTTACTTTGACATGCGTTGCGGGCGTGGGTTGGAGTCACTTGAAAAATACGCCCGCGAGTTCGATGAAGAGGCCCACGTTTTCAGCACGAAACCCATCCACAATCAATGGTCGCATGGTGCTGACGCCCTTCGCACTGGCATTGCCGGTGGTCTGGAGCCATTGGAGTTCATCGAAAACATGGGCAAGCCTGTGAAAGTAGAAACGGATTTTGATCCTCGACTGACGACACAGGAGACACCAATGCCTTACGGGAGATTGTTCTAATGTTCGGCGGAGGCGGTAGCCCTCCCGCGCCGCAACGACGCGAGCCTGCGCCGCAAGTGCAAGATAAAGCTGTGCAAGAAGCTGCAGCTGAGGCAGCGCGCCGAAGGCGCAAGGCGCGAGGTTTCCGTTCGACGATCATTGCCAAAGACATGATTTCAGCCGACACTGCAAAGCAGTTGTCAGAGACATTCGGGACCTAGCGAATGCCTGCACACGGCGGCGAGCTAATCAATCGCTACAATAAGTTGGTGGCGGAGCGGGCGCCCTTCGTAGCTCGTTGGGAGCGTATGGCGCCGCTTATGGCACCATCGCGAACCTCCAGCGTGATGGACCTGTCGCCTGGCGCGATCCAAACCCGTGGCATGTACGATTCCACTACGCTGCACGCAGCAGAGCTGCATGCGATGTTCATCTCTGGACAAGTCATCAATCCAAGCCAGCGTTGGTTTGGCTATGCTATGCGCGACGCCCGCGTCCAGAAGAGTGACGCCGTTCGGGAGTGGCTCGAAGAAATCCGAGATATCACGCTACGCAATCTAGCTGCGAGCAACTTCTACGCCGAAGCGCCAGAATCGTTGGTCGATTGGGGTGGGTTTGGCACTGGCTTGCTACTCTGTGAGGAACGTTCCCAACCTATTAATAGAGTGGTTAACGGGTTTCGTGGGTTGCAATTCTCTGCGGAACGCACTGGCAAGTTCCTGATCCAAGAAGGGCCTGACGGTCTGGTCGATACACTGTTCCGAGATTTCAAATGGACGGTTAGACAAATCACAACGCGCTGGCCCAATGGCAACATGCCAGAGGCAGTGAAGCAAGCTATCCAGAACGGCGAGCTAGATAAGCAATTTAAGATTGTACACTGTATCTATCCTAGGCCACACGCGGAGCGCAATGGTGTCGGCAATCGCGCGATGCCTTATGCGAGCGCGTGGCTAGAGTACGATTCCAAGACTGTGATCCACGAGTCTGGCTACAATCGTTTCCCAGCGGCTGCGCCTCGTTATCAAAAGACTCCCAACGAGGTGTATGGGCGCGGGCGTGGTGATATAGCATTCCCTGACACATGGACGCTAAACACCGCGAAGCGGATGGGCTTCGAAGATTGGGCCTTGAAAATCAGGCCGCCGGTGCTTCACAGACACGACAGCGTCATTGGCACACTGCGATTGACACCTGGGGCGCCCACGTCCATAAACACTCATGGGCAGCCAATTCGTGACACAATCCAGCCGTTCGAAACCGGCTCCCGCCCCGAAGTCTCACAGATCAAAGAAGATGAGCTTCGCAAATCCATTCGTAACATCTTCTTCGTCGAGCAAATTCTCGCCTTGTTGGAAGTCAACAAGAGTGAGATGACAGCGTTCGAATTCGCGCGCAAACTAGAACTGCTGTTCAAGCTACTGGGTCCAGTCTACGGGCGCCTCGAATGGGAATGGCTCTATCGTCACGTTGACATCGTGTTCGATCTACAGATGGCGGCGGGCGCCTTCCCAGCGCCTCCGCCAGAGGCATTCGATTCCGATGGGGTTGTGGACCTTGTGTTCCAGAATCCAATCGCGAGGTCGCAGCGTGCGGGCGACGCGGAGGCCCTGACCTTAGCGTTGAACGACCTGGCGCCATTGGCGCAGGTGTTCGGCGCCCGCGCCCTTGATCGTCTAGACGCCGATCGCGCAGCAGATGGCATCTTCGATCTACGTGGTGTGCCAGCCTTGTGGCAGCGCTCCGACGATGAGATCGAGGCGTTGCGCGCCGCACGTCAGCAACAAGACGAGAAGGATAATGCATTGCAGGATGCGGCCCAAATTGCTGAGAGCGCTGGGAAGGCAGCGCCAGCTTTGGCTGTGCTACAGCAACGTGCTGGCGCGGCGGGCGCCCCACGATGACGGCACGCTTCGTGCAATGGCTACGCCGCAAGTGGTTGGGCCAAGACCCATCCCTGTTCCATAGCTACCAACACGCATTTTCCAGCGCCGATGGCGCAGCCGTGCTCCAACATCTGCTAGACTCTGTCTATTGCACAGTTTACGAAGGTACCGACCCACAAGCGGCGCTCGCGCACAATGCGCGGCGCACTGTGGTCCACGAGATTCTAACCAATATCGACTTGGCTGAAAATCCTCTGAAGTACAAAGTCCAAATAATCGAGGAGGACATTCGTAATGGCGTGGTTTGATGATCTACCCGCCGAACTAACCTTTGAGCAGAACGGCACCAAGTTGCCTGTGAAAGAGCATCCGTTTGTCAAGGAATCAACCGATCTGCCACATTTCGTCAATCGTGCGCTAGAACAGCATCACGAAGTTGGAGCGCGGGTGCCAGTGAAGAAGCTGGAAACGCCCGAAGCGATCACGGAATGGCGCAAGACGCATCTGCCCAAGTTTTACGAAACAGGTTTGCTCGATAAGCCGCCTGCGTCGCCCGATGAGTACGAAATCAAAAAGCCAGCGGAGTTGGTGGATGGTTTGCTGTGGAGCGACGAAAACGCAGTGGAGCTTGGCCGGATTCTCCACAAGCATGGCGTACCAAAGACTGCGGCACAAGAGTTACTCGCATTGCATACCAAGACGTTGATCGGCAATCAAACGATGTTGAAGGCCGAATACGACACGGGTATCACCGCGCTGAAAACGGAGTTCGGCGACAAGTACGACGAGACGTTTGCTGACGCCCAACGCCTGACAGCGTTGATCTTCAAGAATCAAGACGAGGTGGATTTCTTCGAGCGCACTCAACTCGGAAACCATCCTGGCTTCTTGTCGGTCCTCATGCGCTTGTCAAAGTTCGCCAAGCAAGATTCTAGTATCCTACCGCCAGGTGGTAGCCCGGATGGCACTGGCGCAACTGCGGAGCAGGTTCGCTCCGAAGTCGCCGACATCATGTACAACCCAAGCAATCCTAAGAACAAGCTGTTCTATCAGCGTGATCCCGCGACGCTACAATACATCGACGAATTGTACAAGAAGGCTTACGGCACGGGTCAGGTGCTAATCTCGTAATGCCACTCACAGACAAGGGCAAGAGCATCCTGCGAAGCATGGTCAAGACCTACGATGGAATGAAGAAAGCCAAGAGCGTGTTCTACGCAATGGTCAATGCTGGTAAACTCAAGGGGGTGCATGCATGATCGAAGTCACCACGCCAAAGTACAACAACGTGAGCGTGGAGCATCCGTCTATCGTCAAGGCGATCAAGAACATGGCGAAGAATGGAGAGCCCAAGGAGAAGATCGTCAAGGTTGTTGGGATGCCAATGGAAGTCGTCGAACGATATTCGCGTACAAAGTGAGGGCCACCTCGTTGCGGCCGAGCCCCTCAATAGTTAATGCTGCTAATGGCGCTACGCGCCGGGAGGCCCCAGCGTGGGACACCCTCTCAGAAAGGTTGCAAACTTTCTACGGAAGGACTAAAAGATGGCCGTAACAGTCGACCAAGCATGGGTACACAGGTTTCATGATACGCTGCTGCTAGCGTATCAGCAGGAAGGGAGCCAGCTCGAAAAGCTCCTTTCGCCTCAGATGGTCCATCGCGACGTTCACGCCGCGATTGACTATCACGAGCGGTTGGGAAATGTCATCGCCAACGACGTTACCAATCCGTTCGGACAGACCATCGTTCTGAACCCAGAGCACAGCCGGCGCGCCGTGACGCTGATGTCCAGCGATGCCGCAGTGCTGATCTCCGATGAGCACACGCTACGCAGCATGGTCGATCCGCAGAATGGCTACACACAGACTATCGTGAGAGCCATTGGGCGTCGTGCTGACAAGCGTATCATCGACGCCCTGACTGGCACTGCCCAGACAGCGGCAGTGACCAGTGGTACTGCCGCAATCACCTTCGGTACGCAGGCGATGGTTTCGGCGCATCAGATCGGGACGGGCGTCGCCATCGCTCTGTCGCTAATTGTCAACGCCGCTGAGCTTCTCAGCAAAGCTAGCGTGCCATCTGGGGCGAGTGAGCGTGTCATGCTCTATGGCCCAGGTCAGCTCCGCGATGTCCTTGCCATCACGCAGGCGTCGTCGAGCGACTTCACCAAGAATCAGATCCACGACAGGGGAACCATCAACGGCGTAGTTTGGGAAGGTTTCACATGGATCGAGATTCCGGATGTGCTGAGCCCGGCGGTAGCTGTGATGCAGCGAATGCTGGCACTGTCAGGCACAGCACGCACATGCGTCGCGTTCCATCGTGGGGCGATTGGTCTGTCCATCGGACGGGCGGCAGGCCCACCGCAGATCAACCAACGTCCCGATCTACAGAGCAACCCAATCCAGGTACGCCAGGCGTTGATGATGAACGCTGGTCGTGTCTGGGAAGGTGGCGTGATTTCGCTGAGCGTTCTCGAAAACTAGAACCAGTGTCGGCCTACGGGTCGATGACGGGCTAGGTGCCAAGGAGATGAGACGATGGCAGTAACGAACAGAAATAGCACGCTCTACAACAACGTGTACGTTCAGAAGTACGTGTCGGACGCCCGAGATCGCGGCGGGCGCGTCGTTCCGATTCCATTCGTTCACACTGTTGTGAGCGGTGAGACGGGCGGCGCGTCAGCTGGCGTTCGCGACACAGTCAACCTCTGTGTCATCCCAGCCTACAGCATGGTCGTGGCGCTGTTCTTCAGCGCTGAGAACATCTGGGCGTCTGCGGGCGCTAATGGCACTCTGCAAATCGGTGACAGCGGCGACGACGATCGCTACCTGACCGCCACTGAGCTTTACACCGCTGCTGGCGGCCCAATCGCAACGGAAATGACGAAAGTCAACGTGCTGGCCTTTGCTGGCCAGAACTACAAGCCAACCGCTGATGTGATCGTGTTGGCGGAGTATCGCGCGGCGAATCCCACCGTAGGCAAAATCTTCCGTGGTACGTTCCTGGTGGTGCCTGCGGCGTGACGAACCGAAACGCGGCCACCATGGGAGCCTACGGCTCAACTTGGGAGGCTGGCGGTTACTATGGTGCCGGTAACGTGGCGGAGTTGGTCAATTCCCACGCTACCGGCACCGCAGTAATCTGCGGTAATGCTCGTGGTGTGTTCGAAGAGCTTGCGTGGGTGCACAAGCAGCGCCCAGACGCTGTGATCTTCGCTGTCAACGATGCTGGCATGTTCTTGCCACATGTGGATCACTGGGTTTCCCTTCATGTTGATAATCTTGGCGCGTGGAAGCAAGTTAGATGGTTGCATCCTGCAGCGGGGCGCGCCTTTCTACATTCTATTGACAAACGTCCATTTGTAGACTATGTGTGGGAGCGCCTAACACCCACTATGGCACTGTCTGGTTACTTTGCTATGCAAATTGCGTACATAATGGGATTTCCAGAAATCATCTTGTGTGGTTGCCCAGGCGATGCTACATCGCGCTTCTTTGAACACAACTTGCGCGAGCGCGCCGACACTACTGTAGCAAGCCAGTTTGCCTACGGTAGTGGTCCCACTGGCACTGATAATGGCTTGCGCGAGCAAGTAGTAAAGGAAATGAAACGGTTGCCTGACTTTGCAAAGCGGGTGACGTCGATGAGTGGCTGGACTGCTGAATATTTCGGAAAACCACGCGGAGGGTCATACAATGGCGGCGTTTGCGACGTTTGCAGCGGCTGAGATACGCGCGTATGCTAAAGTTAAGGATGGCACCTGGATTAACGCTCATGCTTGTCGGCAGGTGGGTGGTACTATTGCAGTGCGCGTCCAACGATTCATGAGTCCCACAAACCCTGACTACGGGGCGTGGGTGGAGATCACCGATGACGCAACTGACTAACGCATTACTCGCGCTTCTGTTGATGGTTGGAACGGCGCACGCGCAGAGCGCCGTCGCCGCGAAGATCGACGATGTGACTGTCACGAACGCCGCGACACTAGTGAAAGCAGGCAATGCTTTTCGCTATGCATTGTCTTGCACGGTAACGGGCGCCGTTGCGGTACGTTGGGGTGGCTCAGACGTAACCGCCGCAGGTGGACAACGTGTAGCATCGGGAGCCTCTGTGGAGATATTCGCTCGGGCACCGATCTACATGATCTCCGAGGGTGCAAATACAACGGTGGCTTGTACTGAGGAGACTCGTTAATGAAACATCGTGGATCGCTAACACCGATCCTGTTCATCGCCTTAGGATTCGTCATTGCGACAGCGCCAGTTTGGGCGGCGCGTGTGAATCCGATCTCGACGTTCACTGGTGGGAGTATCTCTAATCCGTTGTTGTTACCTGCTGGCACCGCCGCCGCGCCGCCTCTAACGTTTGATAGTGACCCGAATACGGGATTGCTGCATGGCGTTGCCGCCGATGACATCGAAATTTCCCTGGGCGGGACGACGGCGTTTCGCATCTTTGGCGGCTCACTCATCGCGGGCAGTGGCGGCGCGTTCTCCTTTGCAGATGCCGCCAATCCGAGTAACACATCGCAAGACACCTACCTCTCTCGCCACTCCGCCGGACGGGTCAAGGTCACGAGTAATGGTACAAATCTCGGTGGCATACAACTGGAAACGGCGTACGTCAACAACTTCCAAAACGCCGGGCAGGGGTTTGTCGGCGTCGCGATGGGTGGCCTTACGGTCGCCTCGGCTACTGCACATATTGGCGGCGTCGCCCACGTCAACACGACGGCACAGCCGACAACGGGGACTGCGGGAGAGGCGCTCGCGACATACGTCCTCCCAGGAGGTGCGCTCGGTACTAATGGAAACGCTGTTCGTGTCAAAGCCTGGGGTACGACCGCCGCGAATGCCGGAACTAAACTGATCGAGCTTCGTTTCGGTGCTACTGCGCGCACCATCGTCATCGCGGGGACCCACAATAACTTCAGGTGGGCGGGCGAGATGATCGTCATTCGGACGGGGGCCGCAACGCAGGACACGATGTCTCAGTCGGCGTACAACGCGGCAAGCGCCGTCGGTAGCTCGTATGTCGAAGTCGGCACGGCAGCCGAGACGCTCTCTGGCGACATCAATATCGTAGTGTGGGGCGATACTCCGACGACCGCTGGTGACGCAACCTTCGAAGGCATGATCGTGGAGTTCCTGAATTGAGACGTTACCTAGGTCCCTTGTTCATTCTCATCGGCCTATCCTTGTTATTCTTGATAGGCTGTGCAACACGTATGGAAACGCTTGGGCGTATTGATAACATCCCAATTGTTCAAGTACGTTTTGCTTCTAGTGACACCGCATGGCTAGTATCAACACCACATGGTCCTAATTGGACCTTTGTTCTACACACACCCTCACCAGTCCCCGCCTGGTGGGTTCACGAAATGTGCCATGTAGCGTTGATCGCTCAGGGGGGTGGGTTTGGTACGGAACGTTCTTGTGAAGTGATAAGAGTACCAGAGTAGTAAGTCAGAGGAGACTACGATGGACTTCAACGAGGCGCTCAAAATCTTACATGATATCGATGTTGAGGAAAAAAACTGGCGCATCGCGCGTTCGCGTATCGGCGATCTTGTGCATGCGGCAGAGGCTGCACAGAAGGTCGTCGATTCGATGGAAACGACTCGCGTCAATCTCGAGCACGCGATTCAAGAACTCGATAGGACACACAATGATAAGATCGTCATACAGAAAAAGCAAGCCACACGTGAGTACGACCAACTTCATGTGAAGCTAGAACAAGACGTTGCTGGGCTACGTCAGCAAGTCGCTGAGGAAACTGGTCGTCGTGACGCAGCTCGTGCTGCTGCAAGCGCTGCTGACACAGATCGCCAGAAAAAGGTCGCGGAGCTGCAGAAGGTTCTGGCAGAACTTGCGGATGCGACGGAGAAACTGCACAGGTTTAATGCCGAGCGTGAGGCGTTGAAGGCGAGGTTGGG